TAATTAATAATAAATAAAATGGAATACAAAGCAAAAGGAAAGGTCATCCTTATAGGACCAGAGCAAGTGAAGTCAGAGAAGTTCACAATGAAAGAGTTTGTTATTCAGACTCAAGATGAGAAGTATCCTCAGACAATCAACTTTCAAATCTCAAATAAAAACATGGATCAGCTCAACAGCATCAACATTGGTGAAGAGGTTGAGGTATCATTTGACATTAGAGGTAATGAATACAATGGAAAGTATTACAACAAGCTAAATGCTTTCAAAGTTGAATCAACAATCTTTTAATCATGTTAAAAATATTAGTTTGGTTATTTACTCTGTCCCTCTTGTTTGGAGGGATAGGGTTATTTTACTATGCCGTTTATTATTTCTTTGATACAATCGGCTTATTTATATTCATAGTTTTATCAGTCTTATGGCTGGTTGTAATAAGAGCAAGGAATGATAAGTATTAACATATATTTCAAAGATACTGATATCAACATCAAGCAATGGATGATTAATGAAACAACATCCAGAATATCCAACAGATATAAACAGATTCACATTGCAGAAGATATCGGAGTCAACACAACTCAGCTGTGGAGATTCATGAATGATAAGAAGGTCTCAGAGGATTTTTACATCAAATGGTTTAAGTGGTATTGTAAAAATCAATAACTTAGCATGTGGAATTTTGGAAACATGAGGCATATATCATTGCAGAGAAAGTCACTGGAGGCAATCCAATATACAGAGACCTGGTCAGTCATGTCTATCTGTTGGTGTATGAACTCGACATCACAGCCAATGACATGCCAAGAGTATTTGCCAGGTATTCATACAACCAATATAACTGGAGAGACTCAACATTCAACAAGCAATATAGGCTCAATGATCCATTACCAGAACTCTACGATAAAGAGACAGATCAAGAATACCATGAGACAGAGATGCAGAAATTACTTGATTCGTATATGGACCAAAGTCCAACAGATGATCAAGAGCTATTCACCAAAGAAATCACCAGGATGCATTTGATGGGAATGACATATCGAGAGATCAGAAATGAGACTGGAATATCCCTGGACACAATCCATTTAGCAATTAAACAATTTAAAAATGATTTACATATTACTTATCACAATTCCAATAGGGATTGCGAGAGCTCTTATGAGTTTCAATCTCCCGGATTACAAACCATTTAATTGCCAGAGCTGTCTATCTTTTTGGATAGCTGTTGCTGGTTGCTGTGCTGTTGATTACAATCTCATTGGAATGGCATTCATAACTTATTTACTATCCGATTTAATTTTGATTTATGAAAGTAAGTGAAGAGCTGCAGCAACAAGCTGAGAGATTCTCAAAGACAAGATCCTTTGCTTTGACATCAGAAACAAAGAAAGAACTATTGACATGGTTTAAAGAATCTGGTTATGGCAAATTAAACATTGGTTGCTCAACTTGTGTTCGAAATGCAATGGGTAAACTGGTTCAATCAATTAGTCAAGGAGAGCATATCAAGCCTCGTATTCATTTCATAGGAACAAAGCAATGATAATCACAGCACCAATACCAGTCATGGGCAGATTTCCTCTTGTGAGATTAACAGTCTCAAGGCTTAAGTCTCAAGGAGTCATTCCAATTATGATGGGCCATGAGCCAGAGGCAGAGGATATTGCAAAACAATTGAATGTTGAATTCATTCACATTGACAATGATCCGCTTGGAAACAAATGGAATGCTGGCTTCGCTGCATCTAAGAATTACAAAGCTGATGCTGTGATGTTCATGGGATCATCTGACTGGTGCAGTGATGATTACATTGATTCAATCAAGTTACATATTCAAGACTTTGGAATGCTTGGAATGTTAGGCTGTCATTTCGCTGATGTCACCAATACGATAAGACTGGTCCATTGGAAAGGATATGGTCCAGGACAAAGACATTATGAGCCAATTGGAATTGGTAGAGTGCTGAGATCTGATTTCCTTGATAGCATAGCATGGAGACCATTTGATCCAAGACTCAATGCTGGTCTTGACTGGTCAATGTGGCTCAAGACAATCAGAGCAAAGCAAGAGATTGGAATACTGCCAGATGATGGACAGATCAAGCTATTGTCAATCTCAACAAACAAATGGATTAACAAGCACAAATTCACAGATCATTGGACTGGAGCTCTCAAGTCAGAGAGATGTGATGTGGCATTGCTTGATAATGGATTCAACGAATTAAATACTTTACTATGAGTGCAGAAGATAAGGCAAAAGAATTGTATTTTAAAATGTTGCAATGGCAAGACACTGCAGATATTTATATTGAAAGGAATGTTATTTCAATAACAGCCAAACAATGTGCATTGATATGTGTTGATGAGATGCTTGATATTAGAAATGCTTTATATATCAATGAAGGTAGCTTAGCACATCAATGGCTATTGGATGTCAAACAAGAGATAGAGAAACTATGAATCAATCCCACATATCAAAATCTTTAGCTGGTCTTGATCAAGATTTTATTGAAAAATATAAACTAACAGAATACATCTCTCCAATATTACCAACAATATTCTTGGGAATGTACAGAGAAGAAGACTTTGCTCTTCTATCTGGACACATTGGAGATGCCACAATTGTTTGGTGTGGATCAGATGCAAAAGATCTTGCAGAGGATTGGATTGATATGGTTAAGAAGTTCGTTAATATAGCAGTTAGTCATCGAGTACTTGAAACATTAGAATCCAAAGGAATTGAGGCAATATACTATCCAATCAATGCCGTCATTCCAGATAGATGGCAACAAGTGCCGAATGGCAACAAAATATTCTGGTACTCCGGTAATTCTCCAGAATTCTATGGTCAAGATCTAATCAACGAGATCAAAGAACGCATTGACATTCCTATCATCAGAGCTGGTAATGATACATTCTCAAGAGATCAGCTGGTTGATGTTTACTCTCAATGTTTCATAAACCTAAGATTAACTCCTCATGATGGATCGCCAAATACAAATATTGAAATGGGACTCATGGGAAGGAGATCAATATTCAATGGTGATTTGCCAGCATCAATACCTTGGCAATCAGTCAGTGATATCTGTGAAAACATAATGAAAGAATATCAATGCCGTCACTTAGATAATAGTCATATATCAAAAATTTATCATACATTTGTTAATTATGAAAGAATGTCCACGCTGTTTATTTGATGAGTCCATTGCCTCAATTGGTGAAGAGCAATGCGAATATTGTGATCTCCATGATGAACTGGAGCTGCAAGCCAATCCTCATGAACTCAAGCATCTGATTAGAGAGATTAGAGCCAAAGGTAAAGATAAAAGATATGATTGTATCATGGGAATCTCTGGAGGTATTGACTCCTCAACACTGTTATTCACTGCAGTGAGATACTGGGATCTCAAGCCATTAGTCATTCACTTTGACAACAATTGGAATGCTCCAGAGGCAATGCACAACATGAGAGCTTTGGTTGAAAAGCTCGGAGTTGATTGCATCACATACAATGTCAACAAAGCTGAATACGATAGACTCAATGATGCATTCCTTTGGGCTGGTATTCCAGATGCTGATATTCCAAATGATATTGCAATGACTAAGCTGATGTATGATACTGCATTCAAGTACAATATCAAGTACATCCTCAATGGTCATGATTTTAGAACAGAAGGATCAACTCCAAAAGGTTGGACTTATATGGATGCCAAATACATTGAATCTGTTTATAACAAATACACTGGCCTCAAACTACACAACTATCCTCTATTCACTTTCAAGGACCAACTATTCTATGCCTTGATAGGTATCAAGAATGTGAGACCATTCCATTATGGGTTTGATAGAGAATCAATGGAGGCTGAAATGAAACGGCTGATCAACTGGCAAGATTATGGTGGCAAGCATTGTGAGAATGTTTATACTGAGTTCGTTGGCTCATTCCTATTGCCGGAGAAGTTTGGAATTGACAAACGCATTGTTTATCTCGCTGCTCAAGTCAGATCTGGAAAGATATCAAAGGAAGAGGCAAAGCAACAGCTTAGCAATAAATCAGAGTTTGATTTCACAAAGCTCGGAGCATCCGCTGAGAGAATGATGAGGCTGGTTAATCTACACAAAAGAGATCGAGGATTCTTTGATAAATATGACTTTAAAAAATACAAGCATCTCATATGGATACTTGCAAAGCTTAAAGTTGTCCCATATACTTTCTATGTTAAGTATTGCAAATAATCGAACAATAATATATATTAAGAACAATGGCATATTCCGATGAGTTTATAATACATCTGGAGGAACTTGCTCATATCTATATTGAGGAGTGTCTTAACCATAAGAAAGAAATGATATCTAATAAAGGAGATATTGTAATGGTGTTAGATAGACATATTCCAACGATAGACTATTTCCTTAGAATCTGGATTCCTATTGTCAGAAAGGATAAAGCTATTTCAAGAGATACTTATTACAGATGGTTGGATTCTGATGATCAACTCAAATCTGACACTATCAAAAAAATAGACAACCTATTCAAAGGCTTAGCCATTGACATTGTGGGAAATGAAGGCAAAGGAATCTTCTATGCAAAGAACAGACTCGGCATGCATGATCGTCAACAAGTTGAGACTCGTAATGTAGAGAAGTTTGATTTTGAATGAGGTATCTGGGTACTTACCATTTGAACAGTTGCCAGATCATTTTAATACACCCGCTATGGTTAATGGATTGTGAAACACGGTCGCCCACACTTAGCGGGTTTTTTCATTATCTTTGTTGTGATGAGTACAATCAAAGGCTACAAGCCACATGATAATCAAAGAAGCATTCATGATGCCATAAACCATGGTCACGAAAAATACTATGCTCTCAACATAGGAAGGCAGTTTGGCAAGACAATGCTCGGCATCAACCAATTACTTTGGTGGGCAATCAATGACAAAGGTTGCAAGATTGCTTGGGTTACTCCAGTTTATAAGCAAGGCAAGAAAGTATTCTCTGAAATGGAGAGGGCAACCACAGCCAGTGGATTGTTTACTTTCAATAGATCAGACTTGATGATCTCAGGCTTTGGCTCAACAATTGAGTTCTTCTCTGGAGAGAGACCAGATAATATCCGAGGTAATACATTTGATTACATGGTTGTTGATGAGATGGCATTCACCAGACCAGAGCTTTGGGATGAGGTCTTGAGTGCAACAGTTCTGGTAAAAGGAAAGAAGATTATCTTTATATCAACTCCAAAAGGGAGGAATCATTTCCATAAGCTTTGCATGCAGCCAAACTATGATGAGAGATATGCTTACTTTCATTTCACATCCTATGACAATCCAATGATTGATCCAAGGGAGTTGGATGAGAGAAAGCGATCCCTACCAGATTATGTGTTCCGGCAAGAGTACTTGGCTGAGTTCATTGATAATGCCAGTGGTATATTCAGAAACGTATCTGATTGCATTGGCACTGGAGCCAAGACATCAAAGATGTATGCTGGTCTTGATATTGGCAGAGCTGATGATTACACTGTGCTCACAATCATCAACCAGGATGGACAGATGGTTGCTGCTCACAGATGGCGCCATGATGAGTGGAGCAAGATCATTGAGAAGGTGGCAACACTGATCAAGCA